GAATTTTTCGGTGGTTACGAGAGAGAAGATTTGAGGTTTGATTCTATGTTAGATTTTATTGAGGATGTCGGTACTGACGTGGATGGGTTAATGAACTTTATAGAACAACCAAGAATAAGTGTTAATGTAGCAGATTTTAATGGGTATATAAATAAAATCATTAATAAATTAGAAAACATTAAGATATAATATACATTAAGAGTAAACACTTTATATTATAAATTATAATTAAGAGAAATGGCAGATAATTTAACAAATTTTCAAAAATTATTCTACTTGTTTGGACAAGGAGGACCTAAACAGTCTAACTACAAAAAGTATGAATTAAGTGATAATGATTTAATAGTGACTAAATCACGTGAGGAGTACGAAAAAGAAAAACTAGGGTTACAACAACAACATTACCAAGAAAGTCAATGGACTAGGGTTGATAATGAGTTATACCAAAAGGCGGTATTCTACGAAACAACTAGATTAGCGTCTTATATGGATTTTGAGGCAATGGAGTTTACACCCGAAATGGCAGCAACATTAGATATTATATCTGAGGAAGCTTCAACATTATCAGAACAAGGTAAAATAGTTAACATATATTCGGACTCATCAAGAGTTAAAAGTGTGTTAGAAGATTTAATGTTTAATATTTTAGATACACACACAAATTTACCTATGTGGACAAGAAACACATGTAAATATGGTGATAATTTCGTTTATTTGAAGATTCACAACAAAGAAGGTATCATTGGGGTAACACAATTACCTAATATAGAAATCAATAGAGAGGAAGTTGGTATGTTTTCACATGTTGGTGGCACAGATATGCAGTCTACTTCTCCTTCTACTAAAAAAGAAGTTAAATTCAGATGGAAAGATAAAAATATAGAATTTAACGCTTGGGAAATTGCTCACTTTAGGTTATTAGGTGATGATAGAAAATTACCTTATGGTACTTCTATCTTAGAAAAGGCTAGACGTATTTGGAAACAACTACTTTTAGCTGAAGACGCTATGTTAGTATATCGTGTAACTAGAGCTCCAGAACGAAGAGTATTTAAAGTATATGTTGGTAACATAGATGATGATGATGTTGAGGCTTATGTACAAAAGGTGGCCAACAAATTCAAAAGAACACAAACAGCTAATAGTGAAAATGGTCAAACAGACATTAGATACAATACTTTAGCTGTTGACCAAGATTTCTTCGTCCCAGTTAGAGATGAGAATGCTAATATGCCAATAGAGACTCTACAAGGAGCACAAAACTTAGACCAAATTGCTGATATAGAGTACATACAAAGAAAGTTATTAACTGCTTTAAGGGTCCCTAAACCATTTTTAGGTTTTGAAGAACAGGCGGGTGATGGTAAAAACTTAGCTTTACAAGATATTAGATTTGCTAGAACAATCAACAGAATACAACAATCTATGGTTCAAGAATTGAATAAGATTGCTATCATACATCTATATATTTTAGGTTTCCATGACGAAATCACCAACTTCAAATTAACACTGAACAATCCATCTACACAAGGTGAGATGTTGAAAGTTGAACAATGGAAGGAGAAGGTTATGTTATATAAAGACCTTGTTTCAGCAGTTGATGGTGGTATTGCACCTACATCACATACTTGGGCTAAGAAAGAAATTTTTAATTGGTCTGATGATGAAATTAGATTGGATTTAGAACAACAAAGATTAGAAAGAGCGGCAAGTGCTGAATTAGAAGCAACACCAGAAATAATTAAAAACACAGGTTATTTTACTAAAATAGATAAATTATATGGTGAAATAGATACAGGTGAAGAAACTGAGGAAGGTTCGATAGATGGTGAAGGTGGTGGAGACGACTTCGGCGGAGGTGGTTTCGGCGGAGGCGGAGGTAGTTTTGGCGGAGGCGGAGGTAGTTTAGACTTCGGTGGTGATGAGTTTGGTGCTGAAGGTGGTGACGACTTTGGTGACGATTTCGGTGATGAATCTGGTGGTGATGACTTTGGTGATACTGGTGGTGAGGATGATTTCGGTGAAGGGTTTAACAGAAGTATTGTAGATAAACTACTAAGTGATGGTATTAAAAAAAATGAAGACATATTAGCCATGACTAAAGGTATAGATAAACTTATTAAAGAAGGTTCAGAAGATGATTCAGAAATAATTGGTGATTAACGCATATTTATTATTAAAATAGACTATGAATTTTGGTAGAATAAAAGACATTTACGCTAATTACCTTATTGAATCTTACGCTAATGGTGATGATAAAGGTAAATTACTATATAAAAAATTTTTAAAAACCCTTAATGAGGATGAAATCTTAAAAACACAATTCATAGTGTATAAGAATTTAGAATCTACTAATGAGTTCGATAAAAATGAGGCACATGATTATCTAAGAGAAAATATTGACCTATTTAATAAATTTAATAAGAGTGACATAAAAATATCTAACAAAAGTTTGGTGGATATGTTGGTTAAAGAAGGTTTTAATGTTGAAGTAGATTTACCACATAAGGAACTACATGAGAATATTAATAAACTTATTACTTTAGAGAAAAAAGCAACAACATTAAATAAATTACAAGAATCTTTTGGTAAGGTTAAGGAATTCCTAGTAGAAAACAAGGAAGCCATTAGTTTAGACGGTGAGGAATATGTTAAAGAAAATATAGACCCATATAAATTCCTATCGATAGCTACAGAAAAATACAATGAAAAATATAACGAACAACTTTCTGAGGAGGAAAAAAGTGTCGTTAAAGTTATAAGAGAAGGTAGTGAAGAGGAAAAGAAGGCCTTACTAGAGAAATATGTTAAGGAAACCATAACATTAGTTAATGGTGAATTAGAATCACGTAAAAATAATGTAACATTAAAAGAAACCTTATTAAATGTTAAGGAGATGGTATATAATACTATAGAGACTGATAATTTAAAGGAAGGTATATTAAAACTTTATAACCTAAAAAAAGATTTAACTGAATAATTATGAAACTATTTAACGATATATTAAAAGAAAGGGTGGATGGTAAATTCTCACAAGGTAGGGTTTATCTATTTTTCTCAGTTTTTGCTTATTACTTCGTATTGGGGGTGTTATTATTTTTCGGAATGCACGCAACTAAGGACACTGAAACGGATGTAGATTTAAATGCTTTCAAGATAATAATAGAAAGTCTAAAATACGCGTTACTGTTATTCGCTGGTTATGTATTCGGTGATAAATTTTTAAGAGTAGTAGAAGCGATTAGTTCTATAATGAGAGGGCAACCAATAACACCAAAAAACGACGATAAACAAATTCTTAAAGATTAACTGACAAAATGTCATATATTTTATAAAATAAGCCCTTTAAGGGCTTTTTTTATTCGTATATTTTTACTATCATTTACAAAGGTAATGAAATAATTCATTAAAACAAAAATAAACAAATAAAAATGAGAAAAGATTTTTTAATGTATGTAAGTAATAATTTATTGGTATAATAATATGAAAAGAGGAAAAGAAGTAGAGTTACCATTACATAATAATTATAGTGTGGTATCGGGGACTGTGGATAACAAACAACCAAAATCAATTTACATACAAATATCGTCATGGGGGTTACCAAAAACAGAACATCCAGATTATGAAAAAGTGTTAAGGAGAAAAACTAGTAGAATAAAAAGAAAATTAAATGAAATAATAGGTAATGATTTCCATAAGAATAGGTGTATTGTGGATTTTAATATGGCCTCGTCGGGAATATCCCAAGGTAAGAGAAGTTATATGTGTGTGGAAATGACACTATTCAAAAAAGAACCATATCTCCCTGTGAATTCAGAAAAACTAAAACCAATACTAACTAATATTTCAGAAGAGATTATTAATAATGTATTTGAAAAGGATGAAGATTTTGATTTCTTTAAGCGTAAAAAATAAAAAAAGGGGGTTTAACGACCCCCTTTGTTATTTAATTACATTGTATATTTTCTGTTAGACCCTTAAGTATGGCCCTATTTTCTACTGTTTTT